GTTCTAACTGGGGTGGTGGCGGTGGCGGTGCCGGAGGTTATAGGTTTTCAAACGGAACTGCTTCAGGATCTTACTCAGCAGGGCCTTCACCTTTAGGTGCGAGTGCTTTACCAGTTTCAGCTCAAGGATATCCAATCGTAGTAGGTGCAGGTGGTGCAGGAAGAGCAGCATCTGGTCCTCAAACAAGTGCAGATGATGGAAGCACATCAAGTTTTTCTACAGTAACTTCTACTGGTGGTGGAGGTGGTGGAAAAAGATATTCACCAGCGGCTGATGCTCCAGGAGGAGCACAAGCAGGTAATCCAGGTGGGTCTGGAGGTGGAGGATCTGGAATTAATGGTTCTCCTACTGGTTATCCTGGTGGAGTTACAGGTGGATCAGGTAATACACCTCCAGTAAGTCCTCCTCAAGGAGAAAATGGTGGTACAGGTTACTACTCTGCAGGTGGCGGAGGTGGTGCTGGTGGAACTGGAGGTGCTGGTAAATCACACCCTGAAGTTCCTTCAAGTTTAACAGGTGGTGCAGGTGGTGCAGCATTAGCTTCATCAATAACTTCTGCAGCTGTCTCAAGAGGCGGTGGTGGCGGTGGTGGTGGAGCAAAACAAACTCCTAGTACGCCCGCACCAGATGGAACATCAGGCGGTGGTACAGCTGGAACAGGCGGAGGTAATGGTGGAGGTGCTAATCCACAATCAAATGGATCTGCAGCAACAGTTAACACAGGTGGTGGTGGAGGTGGTGCTGGAGGTGGTGCTATTGCAAGTGGTTCTGCAAAAGATGGTGGTAATGGCGGTTCTGGAGTAGTAATAATAAGGTACAAATTTCAATAGGTAATATGAGTGAAGTTAAAGTTAACAAAATTACACCAACAGCAAATTGTGGCACAGTCACACTTGGAGATAGTGGCGATACGATTACAATACCTTCAGGTGTCACCTTAACTTCTGCAGGAGCAATTACAAATTCAGGCACAATAACGAACACCGGAACAATATCTGGTGGCACGATTACAGGAAATATTCAGAATACAGTTAGTTGGCAAACAGGATCAATTAAAACTTCTGGCTTTACAGCAGTTGCAGGTGAAGGTTATTTTTGTGATACCAGCAGTGGTGCATTTGCAGTGACTCTTCCAGCCTCGCCATCTGCAGGTAATTTAGTGGCAATTAAAGATTATTCTTTTACAGCAGATACGGCAAATATTACCATAAATAGAAATGGATCAAAAATACAAGGTAATGCTAATAACTTTGTTATTTCTACTGAAGGAGCTTCAATTTTTTTAATTTATGTTGATGCAACAAAAGGTTGGTTACTTGTTGGAGCAGCAAAAAAGGCAGACATTACAGAACAAATTTTATTTGTAACAGCAACTGGTGGTAATTCAGTTGTAACTAATGGTAATTTTAAAACACATATATTTACAAGCCCAGGAACTTTTTGTGTATCTTGTGCAGGAAACCCTGTTGGTTCAGACAAAGTAGATTATTTTGTAGTAGCTGGTGGTGGCGGTGGCACAGGAAATAATGGTGGCGGTGGTGTCGGTGGTGGAGCAGGAGCAGGTGGATTTAGATTATCTAATAGTGTTGGTTGTATTCCAGCACCTACTATGTCGCCATTAGCAAACCCATCTGGATTATCAGTTCCAGCTACAGCCTATCCAATTACAGTAGGTGGCGGTGGTGCAGGAGGTGTTGGTACACCAGGTTCTCCGTTTTGTGGATACCCAGGTTCTCAAGGAGCCTCTTCAATATTTTCAACAATAACTTCAGCTGGCGGAGGTAGAGCTGATGGTAATAATGCAACCACAAATGCAGGAGGATCAGGTGGTGGAGATAATAATCCAGGCAATGTTGGTACAGGTAATACACCTCCAGTAACACCTCCACAAGGAAACCCCGGTGGCGGAAACCCTGTCGGAGCAGGAGGCCCTAACAATTATTCAAAAGGTGGTGGTGGTGGTGCTGGTGCTGCTGGTACTAATGCTCCAGGAGGTTCACCAGGAGGTGGTCCTGGCGGTATTGGATCTAATTTAGCTGATAGTGTAATTGGTCCAACTGCTCCAAGTTATGGTGAGCCTGGACCTGTAAGTTCAACTAGATATTTTGCAGGAGGAGGTGGTGGAGCACTTCACAATGCCCCGCCTAGTAATGCTGGTGATGGTGGTATTGGTGGTGGCGGAGATGCTCAAGGAAATTCAGGTGCTGGTGGAAATGGAGTTGTGAATACAGGCGGAGGTGGTGGATCAACTGGTGGATCTGGTTATGCAAGTTGTAATTTACAAAATGGTGGATCAGGTGGTTCAGGGATTGTAATTATTCGTTACAAATACCAATAATGAGTGAGATAAAAACAAACAAAATTAGTCCAAGAAAGGACACCACAACTACTATCGGTGATAGTGGAGATTCAGTTACTATTTCATCAGGAACTACAACAACTAATCAAGGCACAATAAATACTGCAGGAATTACAGGTGGTACAATTAACAATACTACAGGCACAATAAATTTATCTGGAGTTATTGATTGGGAACTCACACCACAATCAGGAGATTTTAGAGCTGTAGCTAACAAAGGTTATTTTATTGATACATCATCAGGAGCACGTGAAATAACAATGCCTGATAGTCCCTCAGCAGGTGATGTTGTGGCATTCAAAGATTATGGACTTACTTTTAATACAAATCGTTTAACATTAAAAAATGGTGGAGATAAAATTCAAGGGTCTGATAGTGATTTTGAAAACACAACTAAAGGTGCTGCATTAGAATTTATTTATGTAAATGCTACTAAAGGTTGGTTACTAATTGATTTTGCAAAAGCAAGTGATATTGCAGGCATTGAAGAATTTATTGTAGCCTCAGGTGGCACAGTTACTACAAGTGGAGATTACAAAATACACACATTCACAAGCCCAGGAACTTTCTGTGTTTCATGTGTTGGAACTTGTTCAGGTTCTAATAAAATAGATTATTTAGTTGTTGCTGGTGGAGGCGGTGGTGGATATGGTAGAGCAGGTGGTGGAGGTGCTGGTGGCTATCGAACTTCCTATCCAAGTCCACAAGGAACTATTCCAGTATCTGTACAAGGTTATCCAATTACAGTCGGTGGTGGAGCATCAGGATCTTCTTCTGACTCAGTATTTGGAGGTAATGGAAATGATTCTTCTGCCATTGGAATAACATCAACAGGAGGAGGTGGAGGTTCAAGTAATGGTTCTCTTGCCCCTAGTCCTTCATCTTTTAATTATTCAGGCCATCCTGGAGGTTCTGGTGGAGGTTCAGCAATTTGGTTAGGCACTCCTTGTCGATCAGGTCGAGGTAATACACCTCCAACTACTCCGCCACAAGGAAATCCTGGAGGTTTTAACCCAGTAGGTTGGCCAAACACAATCGCTACTGGCGGTGGTGGTGGAGCAAGTGCTGCAGGAGGAGATGGTTTACCTTGCAATGTTTCAGGTGCTGGAGGAGCAGGTTCTGCATCAAGTATTACAGCATCCCCCGTTACCAGAGCAGGTGGTGGCGGTGGTGGTAATGATAATGGAAATACTGCTGGTGCTGGAGGTACAGGTGGTGGAGGTGCAGGTGGTGTAAATGCAGTTGGAACAAACGCTACAGTAAATACAGGAGGAGGTGGTGGAGGTGGTGGTCGAAATTCTTCCTCTGGAGCACAATCAAATGGCGGCAATGGAGGTTCAGGTATTGTAGTAATTACATATAAATATCAATAATGGACATGGTAGATTTTTTAAAATAAATATAATATAATAGGAGGAATTATGGCACATTTTGCAAAACTAGGAGCTAACGGAAAAGTCATTCAAGTATTAACTTTAGATAATAAAGATATGCTTAATGCTGATAATGTTGAAGATGAATCAGTAGGTCAACAATATTTAGAAACACACAATAACTGGCCTGCACAGATGTGGATTCAAACATCTTATAATACATCAGGCAACAAACATTCATCAGGTGATGACTCTAAAGCATTTAGAGGAAACTATGCAGGAATAGGTTATATCTGGGATGAAGATAACAATATCTTCTGGCCAAAAAAACCTTATCCATCATGGGTAAAAAATTTAACAACTGCAAGTTGGGATGGACCACATAGTGCTCCTGAATTGACTGATGAACAAAAATCACAAAATGAAGCTATGACTCATCAATGGAGTTATGTTTGGGATGAGGAGGCATATCAAGCTGACAACACAGCTGGTTGGGTATTATCTAACGGATTATCTTCATAATTGATTTTAACTTAAAAGGTTGTAAATTGAGGTGGTATGCACAAAAAAATATTAAGTGAACAAGCTTTATATTATGGTGATGTTTCAATGCCTAAAGATTGGGACATTGATAGAGAAAAATTACAGCAAGATATATTACAATCAAACTTAACTGATTCTGAATTTCCTTTTTCAAGAACTTGGGATATGCTCAATACGTATGTTAGAGATCATATAAATCTAAAGTATCATTTAAATTTAATAAACAAAAACACACATGGTAGTGTTTACAAACCTCAAACAATTTCATCACCCATCATGAATTATGATGCAGTTGATTTAAGAAATTCACCAGATTTTACAATGTTATATGGAGTGCATGTAAAAAATTGTTCTGTTAAAATATTTTATGATGATAATAGAAGAAAAGGCCGAAGTTGGGACATACCATTAACTAATAACAAATTTATTATGTTTCCCTCTACTAACATGTACTACATTATTAATAATCAAAAAGATAATTTAAATTTTATACAAACAATTAGTTATGAATATATCTAATTATTATTGGTATTTCAAAAGTGCACTAACACCTAAATTTTGTGACGAAGTAATACAATACGCAAATTCACAAAAAGAAGTTATGGCTAGAACAGGTGGTTATGGTGATAAAAAACTTAACAAAGACGAAGTTTTGAATATGCAAAAAAAAAGAAAGTCTGATTTAGTATGGCTGAATGACACCTGGATATATAAAGAAATACATCCATTTGTGCATGACGCAAATAGAAATGC